AGTTGGCGGCGGAAATATCCCTCACAGCCGTGCTTCCATCGCCTGAAACGACAGCGTGCCCCAGCCGCCCAGCGAAGCATCAGCCGACACGGTATCCGGCACCACCGCCATCAGGCAGGCCGGCTGCTTGACCGAGACCGCGGCGCCGACGACCCGGCCCGGCCAGATATGCGGTCGGACCTCGAACACCCCGGTGGTGCCCGCGGTCGCGGTCGCCGCTTCCATCACCTGGTGCAGGTCGCCGGCGATCGACAGATAGTCGCCGACCGACAGCATGAAACCGGCCGGCAGATGCGATACCGAAATCAGCTTGCGGTTGGTGTCGATGCTGGCGAGTTGCGCCGTGGTGCCGGGAAACGATCCGCCGGTCGGCCACGATCCGTTCGGATAGGCCTGCGGATAACAGCGCGACATCGGATAGCCCCAGAACGTTTGCAGGCCATTCTCGAGCGCGGTCAGTTTTGCCCGCCACAGGTCCAGCGTATTCGGCGACAGCGTTTTCGTCGTCGCGCGCAAGGTCCAGAGCGGCGAGCCCATGTCCTTGACCAGCACGCGGCCCGAGGCCTGCGTCGACTGCTCCTGGCGCCAGCGCAGCGAAAAGCCGGTGGTCCAGCCGGGGAAGCCCGGCAACAGGTTGATCGGGTAGGTGATGCTCATTCCGCCTGCCTTGCTATATACGCCACCGCCTCGCCGCGCGTTGCGACCGTGGCCCGCACCACGTTGCGGTCATCCATCACGCGCCACAGGTGCCGCCACATCACCACCCTCACGATGTCGCCCTTGCGATCATCACAGCCCTGGCACCCGGCCGCGCCGCGCCTGCTGGATGGTCGCCACCGTGCGCGAGGCAAACGTCGCGCGGTCCTGTTCCATGATCTGCGCCAGCCGCGCCACCGCTTCCACCGAAGCGCCGCGGGCATCGATCGCCGGCGAATAGACGATGGCACCGCCGCCGCCAGATCCCGAGCGCAGCACGTCGTTCGGGATCACCTGCGATCCGCGCGGCAGGTTGACGAGTTCCGGCCCGTGCTCGCCGACCATGGCCATGCCGCCCGGCGCAAAGTCGGTGCCGCCGGCAAAGCCCTTAAACAGCGAAGCGAACGGCGATGTCGTGCCGCCGGCGCCCGGCGAAAACAGCGACATCACCGTGGCGTTGATCGCCGCCTTTTCCAGCGTCTTGATCAGCGATCCCACCACATCGTTAAGCGACTTGCCCTCGACGATGGCGTCGGCGAACGCGGTCGACAGCGCCGAGCCCACTTGCTGGCTCGCCGAGTTGAGCCGCTGCATCGCGAACGACGCCTCGGCGAGTTGCTGCTTGGCGCCTGCCGCGCGTGCGGCAATGCCGGCAATGGCGTCCTGCGTCTCCTGGCTGATCTCGTTGTTCTTTTGCAGCGCCGCCTCGGTCAGCAGCAACTGCACGCGGTACTCTTCCTGCGCGTGTGCGCTTTCGCCCAGCGTTGCCGCCTCGGCGACCATCGCGTTGGTATGCTTTTCAATCGACTTGGCCTGGCGATCGAAGTCATCCATCGGGTCGGCGCCGCCGGTGGCCTTGCGCGCGAACGGATCGACCGCAGTACCGCCGGAAATTTTGACCCTGGCACGCCCTTCCGCCGATGCTGCCTTTTCATCGACCTTGTTCAGGATGGCCAGTACGCCTTGCCACTTCTCAAGCTCGCGCTGTGCCACCCCCTCCAGCGGGCCGTTCTTGAACAGCTTGACTTCGCCTTCGCCGAGATAGACCGCAATTTCCGCGATCTTTTTCAGAATGTCGTAGGTCGCCTCGAGTGCGCTGCTCTTGAACCCCTTGAGGAAATTATCCCATGTGGAGGCCAAAGCCGTGCCCTGGTTTGCCAACCTGTCAAGATCCGGCGCAGCCTTCGCCGCCTCTGCCGCTATTTTCTCGATCGCGGCGGCACCCTCTTTAAATGCCGCGGCGGCAACGCCTGCCGGCACGCCGACATTTTTGCCGACGTCAACCGCCTGGATCATGTTGGGCATTTCGCTGATGATGGTCAGCACCCGCCTCATGGTTTCTTCAGCGGTCGCAGTGTCGCGGTTGAACCCTTTCAAAAATTGCGGGTTGGCATCGAGCAGGGTTTTCAGCGCGTTGTCGCCGCCGCGCTTCATTTCGTCGAGCGATGCGGCAACCGACCTGATCGCGGTGTTGACTTCCTCGACCGATGCGCCGGATTTTCGGAACGCCTCCTGCAGCCCGAACACCCATTGCATCGAGGTGTCGGTGTATTCGGCGGTTTTCTGCAATTCCTTGAAGCGGGCTATCAGTCCCTCGAGGGCGCTGGTTGCCGTCGAGATTGCCTTGTCAGCCAGCGTCGAAAAGAAATTCCCGAAAAACGACGTCGAAATCTTCGGGTTCATCTTGGAGAACTTGTCCTCGATGTCGCCGACGGCCTTGTCGGCCATGATGCCAGCCGCGCGCATGTCCTTTTCGAACTTGGTCAGTTGTGCTGACAGCGCGACGACAAGGGATGCGGTATTATCGGCCATGGATCATTCTGCTGAGTATTTCTCAATCGTCTTGGTGATCTTGCGGCGCATCGAGGACCGCATGCGCTTGCGCATCAACCGGAAGGTAGGAAAGAAGAACGGCTCGGCGGTCATCCTGGTGGTGCCGAACTCGACCGCGCGCGCATAGTCGTAAGCCTTGCCGGCGTGGCCGACGGTGGTGCTCTCGCCGCCAGCCTTCACGCGGACAACGGTTGGCACCTTGCCGGGTTCTTTGCGGATGGAATTGGCGAGGTTGCCGGTCGGCCCATGCTTGACAACGTTTTTCATCATGGTGACCAGCGTCGTAGATGTGGCGTCGAGCTCGGCAACCGCGTCGTTATAGACCTGGCGCTGCATGTCGACGGTGAGTTTGCGAAATGCCAGCACGGATTTATTGGGTGCCATGACCCGCCTCTAGCTCCGCGGACGCCTGCAGCATCCGGTCGAATTCGTCGTCGTTTGGCGCCTCGGGTTTCGGCTCGGCGCCATGCACCCGCGACCAGCCGTCGACCGCCGCGGCGAATTGCCAGAACGAAAGCCGGCCGACCCGTTCGGGATCAACACCTATTGCAGCACCGAGCCCGTAGAATTCAGAGAACCGGACTGGTCCGTCGTCGCCGGCGCTTCCGGTTCGCCCGCCGGCGTCGGTTCTTTTCCCACGGGATCGTCGGGCACGCCGTAGAGCGCGGCACCCAGCACCGCGCACGCCATCGCGCTCGCCTCGACAAAACGGCCTGCCGGTTCGACGTGCCGCTTGATCAGCACCAGTGCGCGATCGGTCTTCATGCCGGCGCCGGCAAGGCCGAGCCGCAGCACCTCGCGCACCTCATGCGGCCAGGCATCGCCGGTAGCCATCAGCTTGAACAGCCCTGTCGGACCTAACGCCGGCAGCCCGAGCGCAACCCGCGGCCGGTTGATGGTTTCCTGCAATTGCTCGCAGTCGCCGATGGCAAGCCTGAATTCAACCGGCTTGCCCCATTCGGTCAGCGTGATCTTGCCGTCGGCCTGGCTCACTACGGGATCACCTCCGGCACCACGGCACCATCTGAGACAATCGCCACCGTCATCTGCACCTTGTTGCCGCGGTCTGCGGTGATGGCAAATTCCTGCAGCTTCGCCGGCATGATCCAGGCGTATTCGACCGGCGTGCCGAGCTCGATCCGCACGTTGCGGGTTTCGCCCGCGTTCCACCAGTCTTCCCAGGTCTCGAAACTTTCCTGCGCCACCACGCCTGAGCCAGCGATTGCGCCCTGGTAGGATACGACATCGCGGCCGAGCCAGGACGGCGCGTCGGGATCGTCGCAGTCGGGAATGTTTGTGTCGTTGAGATTTGCCGTCCGCGTGAAGCCTTTTGTCGTCAGGCCACAAGGGTCCGTGAACACTTCCGGCGATGCGCCGTCGCCGACCTTCACCAGAAATTTTGAGAACGGATAGGTAGTGGCCTGGGTCATTGTCGTTGCTCCATGAAAAAACCCGCTTGGCGAAAGGCGGGACGGTTGCGGATTGATTTGGTGTTTGCGGCTACGGTCCGATC